CAATTGGTGAAAGTCAGCATTTGGATTATGATCGTATGAGTCAGCAATTTCATTTACAGATGCAAGTTTAAATCTTAATGCATACTCTGTAACTAATCTTGGTTCTTGCTGTGAGTAGTCAAACGTACCCCACTTACAACCTTCTTCAGGTATAAATAATGATCTTATTAATGGACCTGTTTCAGGATCTTTTGCTGGAATTTGTTGTAGATTAGGATTTGAATAACTAAATCTACCTGTAACAGTACCTCCGTCATCAGATCTAATTTGATTTATTTCTGCGTGTATTCTACCTTTATGTTCATGTCTTAATATTGTATCAATGAACGTTGTATTAACCTTGTTTATTTTTCTAGCTTCTGCTATCATTTTAATTGTAGGATGTTCATGTACAGAGAGGAAATTTTTAGTAAATGATGGCGCACCCGTTTTTTCAGTTTTGTCAAAAGGTAAGTTTAGTTTTTCAAAAACTTTCTGAATACTTCTTGCAGCCCATATTTGAGTTTCTATTCCTGTGTCTATTTTTATTTGGTGTATCAATCGTTCTTCTCTTCTGGTCAATTCTTTTTTTAATTGACTGGCTTTTGTCACGTCTACCCGAACCCCTAGGTAGCGCATATCAACTAAACAAGGAAACAGATCAGTCTCCAAATTAAATATTTGCTGACAATCTTCTTCAATTAATAATTTTTTCATGTGCTGCCAAAGTTTAAAAGTTAACTCTGCATCTTTTTCAGCATAAGCTCCTACTTCACTTGCAGGTAATCTCCACATGTCAGCTTTTGGATCTAGTCCTCTTGATTTTGCAGCATCATTCAAAGCTTTTTCATTTTTACCTTCACCCAAATAAAACCATGATAGTGCGTTTAATGTATATGCAAATCTATTTTCATCTATAACAGAGCAAGCAATCATAGTATCTACGATTAAACCATTGATTTTTATACCTAAATTACGTATCCAACATACGTCATACATTGCGTTATGAAATATTTTTGTAGCTGGGCATTCACAAATATCTTTAAACCATTCTAAAGTTTTCTTTCTGTCCATGTTAGGAGCTTCACCATGAGCAATTGGAAAATACCATTTGTCATTATATGTAGCTACTGCAATACCAACTACTTCACCATTACCTGTAACTGCACCAGAACCTTTTGATTTTAAATCAGGATCACGTGTTTCTAAGTCAATTGCAATCTCATCATAATCTCTTAGATCAGGATATTCAGTGGGCATTACCCATTCGGTTTGTGTTAAGTATTTAGGTATTTTCATTTTTGTAATACGTATTTCTTTTCTATTAATTTATTTAATTTATTTTTATTACTAAATGCATATAAGGCTGCATCATAAGTATGAGGAAATATTTCCCAATCTACTAACCTACCATAAATTTCTAAACGAAACTTATGTTTATTCACTGTAATATTTTTTGCTTTAAAATTTCTGTTAGGCATTATTTTTTCTTTTTCATATCATTTATTTTTAACATCTCCAACTGACAGTAGTGTACAATCTTTTTAAGATCTTCCACTCCTCCCTTTCGCTGATAACGACAAACGTATTTAATAACGTTGCCTTGAAAAAATGAGAGATCATTTTTAGAAATGAACTCGTAAGGTTGAATAGGAAACTTGGTGTAGTGATTCCCGCCTACCTGGGTGTATTGTGGAAATGATTCTTTAAATATATCTTCAGTTGTCATAGTTGATACTCCTTTAATATCTTTTTTGCTTTCAGTTTATATAAGTTATTTCTTGCTCTTGTGATACCCACGTACCACACTCTATTCTCCTCATCTTGTTTGTCAACACTTAGGCGAATACTTTTTTGTACTTTACTTCCTTGGTGTAAAGATAGTATTACATTATCTTCCTCACCACCTTTCGCTGCGTGAATTGTAGATAACCACACCCTTGCATTTTCAGAAAGTATTTCACCTCCAGAAATTATATTTCGAATGTAAAGTATTTCTTTCTGATCACCAACAAAGATATCATACCAATTTTTTTCAGAATTCCAATTCCCATTGGGAATAAAATCTTTAACATCATTAATTTCTTCCTCTGATAAAATGCCATCAATGGTCCATTTAGTATAAGCTACCGCTGCATTGTACATTCCAACATTAAAACTTTTACCTTTGTTAGTTTGAAAATAAATATTTTTAGATTTTAACTCTTTTGCAATATCTAATAAATTACTTTTAGTCCTTGTAAGAATTAACCATTTACCTGTTGTAAGATCAACTTGTCCTAAATTACTTATAAATTGTGTATGACCTTCTTCATCTCTAGGTAAATACTCTTTGTGTTTCCTGATGCCTGATATACGGTCTATTGCTATTTGAGCTTGTTGTTGTACAACTTTAGATACTCTTCTTGAATATCTTAAAACTTTTTCATTAGCAGGTTCTTTTATAAATCTATTTACATCTGCACCAGCCCACGCAAAAATAGCTTGGTCATCATCACCGGCTAAATACATATCATCACAATGTTCTTTTAATTTATCATATAGTTTCCACTGTAATGGAGATAAATCTTGTGCTTCATCAATAAAAATGGCTTTAAATCTAGGTATTTTGTTAGACTCGATAGCTTGAGTAATTAAATCATTAAAGTCTAATAAATGATTTTTCTTTTTATATTCCTGTAAATTAATATCAATATGCTTAAGTGTAGGCCAATATATTTCTTTTCTATTGTGCTCATTTAAATCGTATTCATCTCTTATGTCTATGTTTTTATTAATAGCTCTTTGTATCATTTGAAAATATGGATTGTTGCAAGTTAAAAAATGTGTTTCTTCTTCATTATATTTATCAGTAAAGCTAACTCTTACATTTAACATCTTACCTAAGTCTTCATAGTGATGTGGTTGAATAATATCTTCTTGAGTCTTGTTTAATAAATGAAAACAAAATGCATGAAGTGTTTGAAAGTATGGAGCTTGCTTTTCATCTACGCTAATTCTTTTTCTAGCTTCAGCTGCAGCTTTTCTTGTGAAAGCAAAATAACCTATCTTATGATAAGGTGTACCTGTTCTAACATAAGCATTGACCCTACGAATCAATCTAAATGTTTTACCTGTACCAGGTGGTCCGTATATTTTAATTGTCTTTTTCATCAGCTTTTTTAAATGTATCTATTAAAGATCCTTTGTATCCATAGTTACCATGATGAGTTGTTACACCATCTACAACTGCATAAAATTTATGTCCAGCATTTCTAGCTAAATTACAAAAAGAAACATCCTCTCCAAACCAATGACCTTGTTTAGAATCAAAAGTGTTTTCCCAAAAATTATACATATATTTTTTAGCTTCTTTCGATATACCATCAGCAGAATTTATTTTTAAGTCTGGATGTTTTTGCATTAAAGATTCATACACATTTCTTTTAATTAAAGTTAACCCTGCAGGTCCACCTATAATTTCTGTCATTCCTAATTTGTCTATACTAATGTCATTATAATTTTCGAAAGCTACAGAAAACTTAACTGTATTATCATGAGTTTTTTTTCTGTATGGAACACATGCCATATCTTTATCTGCTACAATCATTCTTCCTACATCTTTAGGATCAAATTCTACATCAGCATCTACAAACAATTGATAATCAAAACCTGATTCCATAAACAATGCTGTTAAAATATTTCTTCCATAACCTACGTAGGGACATTTAAATGTACTTACAGTAGATTTTATTTTTGCTTGTGTAAATTTATCCATTAGTTTTAATAATGATAAACATGTTGATACTTGCATGGTATCATAGGTAGGCATACATACAAATACACTGGGCGCTTTAGTCGTCATACTATATTCTCCTTATCTTCTATTGTTATTTTTTCATCTGGTATTTCTTCTTTCATTAAATTACCTGCAGGTATTTTTAAACATCTTACAGGTGGAAACGACTTTTCACTTTCTCCTTTTGGAAATCTTTTTTGAATACCAAACTCTCCTTTAAAATGGGTTTTAACTAAAGTACCTGTCCTAGGTCTGTCTTGGTTCCATTCATTTCTTTTAATTTCTTCATAGAATTTATCGTAATCAAAATAGTAAAACTCATCATCTTTTAATACAGCTCCACTTTTGAATGAAGCATATGTCTTAGCTTCAGGTCCATTTACATAATCTTCTAAATATTTCTTCAACATCTCGATAGGATTAGTACCAGTAGGTGGTTTAATATCGTCTTTAGTAGCCCATAGAGCGTCCAGGATAGGCTGATATTCATTATTCTTAATAATGGGAGGGAATATAGATGTTTGGTCTGCTATGAGCGCTCTCATCTCTTTCATCTCAGCTATTTTTTTAATAGTCTTTGCGTGTATTTGCACGACTTTACTATCAGATAATTCTACATTGAAAAAATATTCAGGGTCTGGTTTATAATCTATTTTTATTAGACCTGATATTTGAGGCCAACTACTTTCTTTGTGACTACCAATACCAAACTTTCTACGTAGACAAGTTCCCTTTGCACAAAAAGAAGAAATAGGTAAGTCATGACAAGTATGTCCAGCTGTATCTTTATCCCAACTTTTTATTTTTTGTTTTACTTTTTCATCACCCCAAGTTTGATCATACTTAATAAAATCTCTAGCTGCTTCTAATAGTTTATTTTTCCAATCATCTTTGTGTTTCTTTTTAACAAACACCATGTAGTTAAATAAAAATCTATCTCTTTCATCTTTTAATTTAGTTCCTGATTCCTGAACCTGTTTGCATATCATCTGTAAACATGGAGGACCATCTAATAAATCTTCTGGACCACCTGTTAATATTTCTTTTACTTTTTTATTTGATACTTCTTTTAATGATTCTTTTGTTTGTAAATTATTTTTAACTACATTTATGAAATCTTCAAACTCTAATTCTTTTCCATCTGGTAATAATGCTTTACGTTCTGTCTTCTTAAAATAAGGTAAGTTAATAAATGATCCAGAAGTTCTAACATTATCTTGATTCATTCCTAGTTGTGTTTGTTTAGGAAATATTTCTGTCTTAGAAGATAGTCCAAATAAAAATAATAAGTTTTGTAAAAACTCTCTAATTAAAGTTGCAGGTACTTTCTCTTCTGTAAATACATAAATGTGAAGACCATTACTTTTTGATTTAATTGGAACAACAGGAAGTTCTTTGTCTTCAATTATTTTTAAGTAATGATGAATATCAAAACTAGAATAATCTGAAGGATCAATATCAATAGCACCAAAGCTAGCCATACCATTATCATCGCAAGCTTGTATACCTATTGCACGTTTACCATCTAAATGATCTTGATAATCTTGATCAGATATATTTCTTTTAGACCAGCCATAATCGCCTGGATCAAATTTTAATTTGTTTGTTTGTGGATCATGGTAACCATTGTTAACATTACAGAAACCAAAGTCTCTTTCTAACCCACCAAAATATTTTCTAAATTCTTTCATAATTTATACGGCGCCTCCAGTCTCCCTTCAGCGCCGTTGTTATAACAATAGTTTATACTATGTCTTGTTGCTTTTGACCAGCATCATATTTAGGTTTAGCAGTCCCTTTAGAAACTTGTTTCTGAAGTTGTGCTGCTATTTCATAAATCGATGCATCATCTTTATTAGCCACATCAAGATTTCTTACTCTTGATGGTTTGTAGACATGCCAGCTTTTGCTACCCGCAGTCTTACCCATTGTGTTTAATTTATACACAGCTGAATAACTTGCAGGATTAAATGAACCTTGATCATCTGTGAATCTTAGATTCTTGATAAGGTTATTCAGTTCCCTCGCTGGAGATAAGTTAGAAGATCTCATTGGGACCACTGCAGGTTTTAACTCTCCATCTACCATTGCTAGTACATAAAAGTATGCAGTTTTCTCAACATAATTACCATTTGGTAATCTGTATCTTCCGTTCTTTTCTTCAACAGCATCGGCTGGAATCTCTAAGTGAGTTCCTACTGGAGCTGAAGCACTATCGCCTCTCTCCTGCCATTCAGGATACCTAGTTTGTGCGTGAGCGATTATAATATCTAATCCCTCTTCACCACTTATAAGTTTACCAAACCCTGACGCATAAATCATTCCAGGTTTAGCTCCTTCTACATGCTTGGCATCTCTCTCATTACATTCTGGTGATAGTTGATGTAAGATTTTCAGAATCGGTGTTGATACGTCATCTGATTTAATCTCCTCAGCTCCTTTACCAGAGTCTTCTCTGAGATTGATAGTTGCTAATGCACCTGCATTAGTTTTCTTCGCTACTTGACTTTCCATATATTCTCCTTTGTTAGTCTATTGTTTTGGTTTGTTAGTTATTTTCGTTTGATATCCAGCAAACGTACTGAAATACTCTGAAGGAATCTTACCACCACGTGAATGGAGATCCTCCAGAGCAACTCTTAAAGTCCCGGCATGAACAGAAACTTTTTGTTCCGGATCATAACCTTGACCTTTTGCAAGGGTAGCATATTGCTGTGCCTTGTTGTCTTCGTCACGACCAAACCTCACTGTAATTTCATTTTTTACAATGTTGCCTAAGCCGTTCTCTCGAAGCCAGTTATATGCTTCTGGTCTTTTAGCTGCTAACGCAGAAGCAAAAAATTTATTAGATACTTCTATTTCAGAACCATCTTTTAATTTCATAGTTTTAAGATTCATCGCATTCATCATGTCAGGAATTACAACTTGAGAAAAATGTTTTTCTCTTTCTTCTAATTCTTTTATTTTATTTTTGTGATTATCTATCTCTTGTTGAATGTCTTGAAGAGTTTTTATTTGTTGTGAAAGTTTTTCGGGTTCAGTCTGTGTCACCTGAGCAGGCGCATCAGCTCTAAGATTTATTGTCATGTTACTCCTTAATATTTTAATAGTTTAAATTTATATTTGCACTATTTTATATATAGGATAATTTCTATATGTCAATACTAATTTTGAAAAATATTTAATTCAATTGGATAATAAGAAAATTGTCTTCTGTCATATTTTAACAATTTAAATTTACCATTAGTAATGTCAGAAGCTACTGCACATACTACACCAATTATGGCAGGATCGCCATAAAGTAATAAGTAATCACTGGTTGTAAAATTTTTTAATGAATTTTTTATTTCCATTACCATTGGTCCTGGTGAAAATTGCATTTGTTTTAATCTTGGAAACATAATCTCAATTTTGCCGTATTTTAATGCTGGTGTAATATCAATTTTAGGCTTACCTGTTTCCCTATCTGCAGGTATTTCTTGAACTAAATATACCTTTGGGTCACTCTGGGTCGCTGTGGGTTTATGATGATCTTTTATTAACATTGACTTTATTCTTTCAATGCATTATATACCTTTTTAGAAAGATAAGTAAATGTTAAATTATAAGTTTAAAACTGAGCCCTACGCTCACCAACGTAAAGCCTTAGAACGTTCTTGGCAGGAAGAATACTTTGCCTACTTTATGGAAATGGGTACAGGTAAATCTAAAGTATTAATTGATAATGCAGCCATGCTTTATAACCAAGGAAAAATAAATGGTTTGTTATTAATAGCACCCAAAGGTGTTTATAAAAATTGGTATGAAGATCAAATACCTGTTCATTTACCTGATTATATTAATAAAAAAGTAGTTCTATGGAAATCTTCAGATAAGACTCATGAACAAATAAAAAAATTAAACACATTGTTTCAAACAGGTACAGAATTTCATATATTAATTATGAATGTAGAAGCTTTCTCTTACGATTTTGGTAAAGAATTTGCACGTAGATTTTTAGACTCACATAATGCCATGATGGCAATTGATGAATCTACAAGTATAAAAACACCCACTGCTAATAGAACTAAAAATATTTTAAAATTAAAACATCTCGCTAAATACAGAAGAATATTAACAGGTTCACCAGTAACCAATTCACCACTAGATTTATTTAGTCAATGTGAGTTTCTTGGTTCCTGGCTCTTAAAGACAGATTCTTATTATGATTTTAGAGCTAGATACTCTGTAATGAAATCTATTAACTTAGGATCTCGTAGTGTTAACGTAGTTGTAGGACATAGAAATCTTGGAGAGTTATCATCATTGATTGAACCTTTTTCTATGCGTGTGTTAAAAGATGATTGTTTAGATCTACCACCTAAAACATTTATGAAACGTCAAATAACAATGACGCCTCAACAAGAAAAAGTTTATAAAGCTATGAAAAAATATGCAATGGCTGAACTAGAAGGTAAAGCCTTAACTACTAATAATGTTATGGTTCAGTTAATGAGGCTTCATCAAATTACGTGTGGTCATTTCACAGCTGATGATGGATCTATACAAGAAATACCTAATCACAGAGTAACAGAACTTATGGAAATTCTATCCGAAGTAGAAGGTAAAGTAGTTATATGGTCTAACTATCAAAAAGATGTAGATACAATTATAAAAGCTATTAGAAAAAAATATGAACGAGATGATATTGTTGTAGACTATTATGGTTTAACACCACAAGAAGAAAGACAAAATAATATAAAGAGATTTCAAGAAGATGACAAGTGTAGATTTTTTGTAGGTACTACTCAAACCGGAGGCTACGGTATCACACTAACCGCTGCTAGTACAATGGTTTATTTTTCAAATGGTTATGACCTTGAGAAAAGATTACAATCAGAAGCTAGAATAGATCGTATTGGACAGGAATACCCAATGACTTACATTGATATTATAACTGAAGATACTGTTGATACAAAAATTGTTAAAGCTTTACGTAGCAAAGTAAATATCGCCACTGAAATTATGGGCGAAGATTTAAAAGCTTGGATTTAAAAAACGTACTTATCTAACAACTGAAAAGCCACAGCCCCCACCGTAGCCAAAACTACCCAATAGATCTTGTCTATCTTGCCGCCCAATTTTTCTACATCTTGATGAAGATGTTTTAAATCTTTTTTCATACCTGTCATATGTCCTTGCAATGAAATAATGTGCTCCCTTTGAGTTTCTGGTTCAATCATTAAACTGTTGCTCCTCTAGATCTTAATCTAATTTGTTTCTCTTCATCAGATAATAATGCATTCTCTAATGGTGTCAATCCTCCATTAGTAGCGGCCATTTGTGTTTGATCTAAAATAGTTTGTCCTTGTGTAATTGTTTGATTGTTAGGCATTGCAGAAGTAACAGAAGTTGGCAATGGTGGTGTTGGTGGCGCAGGTGGTATTAAAAATTCTAATGGATCAATATCAAAAGGCTCACCTAATTGTAGTTGTCTTAACTCTCTTCTTATTGCATTTAATTCAGGTAATGCTTCTCTAAATGGATTATCTTCACCAAGATTATTTGCAATGTCTCTAAACTTATCTGCAATTTCACCTGATGGAACATAAGGATCAAATCTACCTCTCCTTAAATTATTATAGTCTTCACTACTAATTTGTCTTTCATCAAATTGTCTACGTAAATCATTATTTCCTACACCTAATACTTCAGCTGCATTTAAATCATTGTACATATTTTGTTGTACATCAAACTTAGCTTTGTTTGATTTTATATATCTTAAAATAATATCATTAGGATCAACTGGACCACCTTTTAATAAACCAAAGTAACCACCAGTAAATTCTCTCCTCGCATCCCTTATACCTCTTTGATAACCAGAAATTTTAAAACCCATTGATTTTAATGGGTCAACTTTTATAGGTCTAAGTCCCATGAAGCCTGCTATCTCAGGCCCGACATCTAAAACATCTCCACGTGCTGTTGGTGTTTCTGTTGCAGCTTGGGCTAGTCTTACAAACTGTTTGTATGATGGTGCTAATGCATTTCCTAAATGTAAAAATCTAATTGCAGCTTTGTCACCAGCAGAAGTTTGATCTGTATATAATCTTCTACCATCTTTAGTTACTCCTCCTCTAACAGTTAAATCTCCTGCAGCTTCTGTCCAAATAGATTCTGAAATAAATGGATTCATAATTTCACCACCTGCTTCATTAACTCCATTTACAAAACTAGCTAGTATTTGTTTATCATTCATTTGACCGTCTTGGATATTATTTAAAATAGTTCTGAAAGGTCTAGCTATTACATCGTAAGCATTACTGTGACTAAAGTCTATGTATCTTAACTCACCATCATCATCTCTTATTGGAATTAGTGTAGAGTTTTTAGACCACTCAGGTACAAATCTTCTTAATGCATCTAGCTCTTCTGAAGATACATCATATAAAGCCTTTGCACCTTCTGTTAATGCAACTGGAGCTGCTGTTGTAAATGTAGCAAGACCTAATAATCTTTTTATTCCATCACCATATGCTCCACTCTCAAGAGCATTGTTCTTAACAACTTGTTCAGTTCCATCTGCTAATATTTCAGTAACGGTTAAACCTAAATTACTTCCTTTAACTCTTACACCTGCTGCAGGTATGTGTCTCATTTCATTCAAACCTAGTTCAGCAATATTAGTTGTAGTTCTAATCATCTCTGATGGAAATGACATGAAGTTACCTACAGGTAATAGTCTTGCAGTTCTGACTGCAGAACCAACAAATGCATAATTAGGTACAGTATTTTTTACAATGTTAGCTGCCTCTCTGTTAAGAACAGATTCAGATACGTCTATATTTCTTTTAATATAACGTTTTTTTAATTTAGCTTTCTCCATTACATAACTAGCTATTTTAAAAGTGTCATCCTCAGCTACATACTTACCTTGAAAAAATGATCCTACTTTTTTTAACTTAGCCATCATAGGATTTAATACTGTGTCTACGTTTGCAGCTTGTTGACCAAATCTAATATCTTGTAATAAAGCTTTTAAGTCTCCTATTTGAACCTGAGAGTTTACAACACCAAGTTCTACTAATTCTCTATAAGCTGCTTGCGCTGCTTCACTTGGAGGACCAGCTTTTAAAAGACCTGTAGTTTCTATACCTTCTGCAAATGCTTTAGAAAATTCTACTGGGTTAAATAAATTACCATTAGCTCCAGCGAAACCAAACGCACTAATTACGTTTCTTATGTGTGTAGGTATAGAGAATACTGTTTTAGCTAATTGTGAAACTCCTTTTGGAAATAATAATAAATTTCTATACATCCAACTAACAGCAGCCTCTGCTCCTTCTTTACCTTCACCTCTTACAAAACCTTGAAGACCACCTGCTATATTGTTTGCATTTTTTATAGCCTCAGCTATTTCAGGTGTAGTAATTTTACCTGCTAAAGGATTAGGTATGTTAGCTGCTTCAGGTAATTTACTTATTATATCATCTACTTTAACAGATGTTATTCCTGTATTTTTTTGATTTACACCTAATCTAAAAGCATCTTCACTATCCCAAAAAAATCCTCTACCACCAGCTGCTTGTACTTGATCATTTTTAGCTGCTACGTTTTTTAAATATTCAGAGGTTCTAGCTACATTCGATAAATTAGTTATACCATTAAATATGGAATATCTTGGATCCTGAACCTCACCAAATAATTCTCTAATTTCTTTTGGTGGTAAGTTAGTTCCTTTTATTTCTGATTTTATAAAGTCAGCGCCTGGTTTTCCCTCCATCGTTTTGTTTACATATTCATTAAATTTTAAAGCTTTAGGTTTACCTTTAACAGTAGCTTCTCTAAGAATATCATCTACTATAGTGCTAGCTTCTTTTAAGTAAGCAGTTCCAGCTATGTCAAAAGCTGCATCACCTTTTTCTTTTGCAATTTCTCTTCTAAAAAAATTAGTAGCATTATTAATCGCTTCATCTGTAGGTGTGTATCTTTTAAAAAATTTAAATATACCTTTACCTTGATCTTCAAATATCCTGTAAGTACCACCTATCCAACCATTAACTCGACTACTTAATAAAGATTGAAGTTCTTTTACACCTTTATTTAATTTTGCTCCTGAAACATTGTTATCTAAAATATTAATTAAATTAGTAAACTCACCTCTAGCATTATTAATTCCATTAACAATTAATTGTCTAGACTCTTCACCAACATTACTTTTTTTCATAAGATCTAAAAGTTTATCTAACTCTTTAGCATCTACTCTGTCTCTAATATTGCCTTTAAATAAAACATTATTAAGACCTTTTAAAAATTCTTGTTTCTCAGTTGCCACTGATTTGTTAAACATTACTTCTGATTGAGGATATATATTGTCTACTTCTCTTGTAATGTTATCTACAATTTCTTTTGCTCTTATTGTATCTTTAGATTTCAAAGCTTGTTTACTTACTTCTTCTCCAAATAATTCTTTTGTCATACCACCTTGAGGAGTAAAGGGTGCTCTTACATATTTATCTAACCATCTTGCAAATTTAGAATTACTATAAGCAAGGTCTTTACCTCTACTAGCAAGTAATTTAGCTGACTTACCTGCACCATATACAAATGGTGTAATTAAAATAGATTCAGAACCAAACTTTAATCGGTTTAATAATTTTCTAGAAGCATCTTCTCTACCAAAACTTTCTTCTCTATCTAATTTAGTTGGTCCTCCACCAAACATATCTCCAAAGGTTCCAATGTTTTCTACGTCTGCAACAAATGCTTCACCTGCTGCACCACCAGTTACCCCTGCTGCAAATCTAAATTTTTTAGATTTTTGATTTAAATCTTTAGCTTTATTTAAAGCTCGTTGAAGATTAAGTGCACTTGGATTTGTTCCCGCTTGTCTTATAGTATCTCCTACTTTGACTCCAAACATGTTAGCTACTTTAGGAGTTCTAGCTATAGACTTAGCTCCAAATTCTAAATAAGCTCCATCACGTCTTGCTCTTAATGCTTTACTAGTAAGATTTCTAGCTACCTTGTTTGCTGCTTTGAATCCAATAGCTCCTGGTACTCCAACTTGTATTAATGTTTCTGTAAGCTTACCTATGGCTCTTTCTTCTGCTATTTCCTCAAAAGGATTTAGTTTATCAAAAAATTCTTCTACACTTGCTGCTGTATTTGTATCAGCTCCAAGATCAATTAATTCTGCTGCAAGAGAAACTACACCTTCAGGTATTTTTAATAGACCTGATGCAATACCAGAGGCGGCAGCTGTGTACCACGCTGTTTCATTATTTTGTTCGGCGTTATTGAGAGGTAAAAACTCTGCCATTTAGACTCCTATGCTCCGGTGCCAAAATCGTTAGGCTTATTTTTTTGTATTTCTTCTACTATTATTCTTTGTTCAGGACTTAAAACTTCAAATCTTTTATCTATCTCTGCATCTTTTTCTTCTTGTGTGCTACGTGCTGGTGCGTCTGGTTTTACATATGTGTCAATATCTATTATTTGGAAACCAAAAGTACCATCAGTTTTTTTATTGTATATCTTAGCTTCACCAGTGTTTACATCGTAGTAAACTTTACCAACTTTTTTATTATTTCCTTTTTTAATCATTGTAGATTCTTGAGGATCATTAGGTCCGTTTAAGAAACCATCAAAGTTAGATCCAAATTTTTCTATAAATGTAGTTTTTAATTTGCTGTTTTCAAAGTTAGCTCTGTTCTTAGCTTGTAAAGTATCACCTTCATAAACTTCTATAAAATCTTTTTCAGTGTATCGTTTCTCTAATTCTCGTTCTTCCTTCATAAGATCCTTTTGGAACTTTTCTGCTCTTATAATTTTATCAAGTTCAAAAGATCTTCCTTCTTCAATTAATCTTTTCTCATATTCTCTTTGATCTTCTTTTTCCATACTGTTATATTTTCTAGACTCTTCTAATATTTTAGCATCATATTCTCTTTTATCTTCTAGTTGTAATTTATCATAAGCTCTTGAGTCTTTTATTAAATCTAAGTTGAATTTTCTTTCATCTTTAATTAAATCTTTATTATAAAGTCTGTCATCAGCTTTTATATCTGCAAGATAATCTCTCTCATCTTCTTTTAAGAAATCTTTGTAAGATCTATCATCAGCTGTAAGGGCTAATTGGAATTTTCTTTCATCAAATTTTTGTTGGTCACCTAATGCAAGTTTAGTTCCAGCCATTCTTATATCTCTATCATATTTAGCTTTAGCAGCTTGGTCCTTAAGTAGTTGTTGAGTTCCTGGTTGTAATCTTTGAATTGCATCAGAAAAACTTGTAGCTCCTGCAACGTTTGGTCCAGCAGTTAATAAAAAACTTGTTAGAGGATCCATTCCTCCATAATCACCAGCGCCAGCTTTAATTTCTTCTATGTATTGTTCTTGAGTTTTAGGAGTACCTATATCTACATCAGATACAAAAGGATTTTCAGCATGCATAGATCTATCTACAATACCAGTCATAATGCCATCGCCAACATTACCACCTTTTCTAAACATAGGTCTTTTAAAAGTTCTCATATTAATCTCCTAATCCAAAAGCTCTATATATCCCTGCTAACGTTCCACCAGCTCCTATTGCTGTTGCAATTGGACTTGGACTAGGCGCAGTTACTTGAGTGTTTTGACCTGGATATCCAGCGATTAAACTTGTAACACCTTGACCATACTGTTGAGCAGCTGTTAAAGGCTGTTGTAATTGTTGTTGAGCCAACTGTTGTTGAGCTTGTAATTGAGCTTGTTGTTGAGCTTGGTTCTGTGCACCAAGAGTTGATAATGCTCCAACATCTTGACCTAAGAAAGCTTGTTGTTGACCACCTAATCCCACTGCAGCCGATCCTAAACCTAATTGTTGTTGTGCCAACTGTTGTTGTTGATTAAAAGCTTGCTGTGCAGCAGTTTGTGCTTGACCAAAACCTTGTTGTAATAATTGTGCTTGTAATGCTGCCCGGTTCCTGTCGCTTGTTGTTTGATACTCGGATCTCATGACACCTTCACGACCTCCACCAAGAACACCTCTACCTACAGCTTGTGCTGCAATACTTGGAATTCCTTTTTGTGCCTGTACATCAAATTCTCTTAACGTCTCACTAATAACATCCTGTTGATAAGGAGACATAAATTGTTGGTAAGCTTGAGGACCAACAAACTGACCTGCTTGCCCTGCTAAAACCCCTGCTTGTGTTTGTGCAGCTTGAGCTTGATTTAAAAAAGGTTTGTATGCACCAATACCTTGAGTAGCTAAAGTTTGTGCTTGTGCTTGTAAAGGATCTTGACCAGCTACAAATTGTTGTCCAAATACTTTTGATAAATCAGCACCTTTATATTGACCTGTTGCTGTAGCAAGATCACCTAAATAAGTTTTACCAGCTGCTTCTATAAACTCCGGTGGGAGTACCCTTGTTTCTGTTACTTCTGCCATTATACCACTCTCTTTTCTGCTTGTTTCATTTGATCATACAACCTTTGAGCACCTTTTTCAATGTTGCCATCACCTATTCCTCTAACAGCATCTGCTGTCATTACAAATTCATTTTTACTTAACATAGCAGGTACGTCATCTGCTTTTTCTTTTATACCAACTGGTACAAATCCACCTGTTTCTCTATAGTCTCGTTCTATAGTACCAACTTTATTAGTTCTCATAATACCTGTAGGCATTAATCCTCCATTAGCTGCCATTGTTTTTTCTACAGCTACTTTTTGTCTACGTTTGTTTTCTAAATATTCTTTATAAAGTTGTTCAGCATTTTGTTTTTTATTAAATTCTTCTCTACCTTTTAAATATTCTTGAAAATCTTTATTAGCTCCAGCTTCTAAACCAACTCTACCACCTACAGCATACTCAGACGTATTAGTTGTAATAAACTGTTCTATTTCTTCATCACTGGCATTAGGATTTAATTTAGTAAAATAGTCTTTTAGGTAAACACTTAATTTATCTTTATCTCTTGTAATTGATTCTACTTCTTCCTGCTGAAAACCTTTACTACCTAAGTAAGTAGCAAATGCACTTCCTAAACCTATTTTAGTGCTCATGTTCATGCCACCAAGTTTTCCTCCTACAAAACTACCCAAACCTTTTAAAGCAGCACCTGGTCCACCAAAAGGTATTGTTGCAGCACCTAATAAAGCTATTTTTCCAATAGGAGACTTAGCTATACTTTTAACTGCTCCTTTAATTCCTTTACCAATCTTTTTTACAAAGCTTCCTAAGCCGTACATTTGTCTAGGTTGTTGCATGTTTGAAATCGCCATAATTTAAATATATTTATACTGTTAAGCAGGCGTAGAAATCCTGTAATATAATAGTTTATTTGATTTTTTTGTCTTCGTCAATGGGTTTTACAGGCCTTGTACCTTGATATAAATCATCAAAGAAACGACCACAATATTGGAACTCTCCAACA